CTGATTAACAGTTTTCCAAAATGAAACGGAGTTCCCGAAAGAGCTATTCGTATATTCAGATTACCACGCAGATAAGCATAATTTTTTAACTTTGCACGGACAGCATTATTTAAAGTATATAGATCCCAAACTCTCAATTGTGACTCCATATATGTTCCAGATAAGATTTGGAATGATGATATTTGTATAGGGCGTTCGAAGAAATTTCTTATATCTAATAAATTTTTCTGACCAGTATTCGAATTACTAGAAAATCCAGCATTCTTGTTAGTAGAATCATTTCCCATGGCATCCATAAGATTCTCCACTTCACTCTTTACTTCCTCAGCTATAGTGCCTTGCTCGAGGACGTAATTAGGGTTTGATTCGGTAAATATATGTTGTTTATTATCCTCTATATGTTCAAGATATTCTAAAGTTGCTTGTATATCTGCTACACGAGACAATTTTTCTGCTTTAATGCGAATCCTTTCGCGCAGGTTTCCACTATCTTTGATCATAACACCTCTTTTCAACTGCAAAAGAGAATAATTATCCACTGAATCATCCCCAAGGACAGCATCTTGTTCTGCTTCCTTCAACTCTCCGTATAATTTTTGTTTTAAATTTTCTATGTCTTGAAGTCTAATTCTTAACCAAACGGTCGACTTAAACCGAAGGTAATTAGGTGTTTCCTGTATTTTCTATGTTTTAATGGGCGCTAACAGGATAAAGCGAGCTAAATAGCTCTCCTCATTTGACCTTTTATATGAGATTACACCAATCTAAATTAAAGGGGATAGTTTCACGTCTTTCCAAAGACAAGGCCGTGATTATTACATTGCCATCTTAATGATGTCATCATAATCACGGTTCAAATGAGCCATGTCCTCACTTTTAATACATAAACCCGCACGTACAACTTCTTCCAAGTCTGCCACTACGCGTTTATACTTATCTTTATCACAATGCAAAACCAATTCATACATTGCAGATTGTAATGCGGATAATGCCTGTTGTTCTTTTGTTTCTGACTTTGAAGGTAAATACCAGGATAGGGATCTATAAATAGAATTTATATCTAATGGAGTTACATCCCTCTTTAAATCATCCTTATAAACAAATTTTCGCTTTAGAAAACTCATGTCTTCTAGTGATTCGAATTCAGTTAACGTACCATCTTTCCGAACACTTGTATAATCCATCCCATAAAGTTCTTTACATAATTTTGAATAAATTATATTGTTAAATTCATCCTTATGCGACTCTTTCACTGCTGCCAATACATCATCACCATAAATAACTGGTAATATAACATCGAAAAAACTCGTTTCCGTACCAAATTTGTGATAAAATGCATACATCATCATGATTAATCCCTTAAGAGAGTTGTCTTCAGCTGTAGCATATTTACCTGACGGTTGCACACCAGGAACTTGAAATAAGTCATTATTCATTAGGATATTTGTAAACAAGCTCTCAGTTAAAATGCCTTTCACCATTTGCAAAGCTACATGATTGTACCCACAATTTTCCAAAACACGATAAACAACCGTACAAGCGGCTAAACTAATTTGAAATGGCATCTTTTGATCATAGTTGCTATAATCTCCACCCATTATCCATTTAGACCAATTTAATAATTTCTCTTTTATTTTATACCCATTCTTAAACATATCGATCCCAATGGCAGTACAAAACAAAGAATCATTCGCTATCATAGAAAGATAAAAAGGTCCAACATATTGTCTAGATACAGCAACAGGAGCGAGAGACGAAGCTCCAAAGAGACGCGTTTTTCCTGTTAATACCTTCGACATTTCTCGTGGTTCATCTTTAAGTATATATTTTATGTATTGTTCACTAGATTTACCATCAAGATATGCATCATATATTTTTACTATTAAATTTTTTAATTTAGCATCTGGCTCCCTCTCTACTAATGGTCCTAGAGTATTAACAATTGGCAAAT